ACCTGGCGGCGTTCGCCAAGGTCATCGATGAGACTCCGTAACACCGCTGGGGTGGTCGTGGCGTGTGACGACGCCACGGCCGCCCTGCTGGGCTCCGACTGGACCCCGATCACCGAACCCACCCCAGAGCAGCAGGCGGAGGCACCTCATGACGGCACTGGCCACACCCGCCGACGTCGTAGCACGCCTCGGAAGAGCGCTGGCAGCAAACGAGACAGCGAGAGCTGACGGGCTGCTCGAAGAGGCGTCCGACCTTGTCGTCGGGCATCTCGGGTTCAACCCGGCCGACCGGGACGAGGCCGACCTCGACCTGGTCGCCCGGGTCGTGTCCCGGATGGTCGCCCGGGTCCTCGAGCAGAGCACCGCCGCTGGCGGGGTGTTCGGGGCGACCAGCATGACCGACCAGATCGGGGACTTCTCCCAGACCCGGTCGTTCGCGCAGGGCACCACCACTGGGGGGCCGTGGCTGTCCAAGGCCGACAAGGTCGCGCTGCGGCCACTGTCGGAGCAGACCACACCGTTCGCTGTGGACACCGCGCCCGGATCCGGTCCGTGGCACGCCCAAAGCCGCTCGGTCGTGTTCGGTGCTGCGTACTGCGACTGCGGATCCGACCTGAACGCCGGTCAGGGACCGGTCTTCGGGGAGGTCTGACCATGCCGTTCGTCGTGCCGGACAACCCTGTGGAGGGGACAGGGCTGCTGCCCGAACGGCTGCTGCACGTTGTGACCCTGTCCCGCGCCGAGCAGGTCCCCGACCCGGTCGACGGGTCGGTGTCCACACAGTGGCAGTCGTTCCAGATCCTGGGCCGGATCGCACGCGGATCCGCCGGGGAGGCCACCGAGGATGGGCGGCAAGGCGCGGTGTCGACCGCGAAACTGCTGACCAACACCGGGGAGGTCCGGTCAGCTGACCGGATCATCGACAGCGACAGCGACACCATCCCGTTCGTGTGGGAGGTCGCCGGGGCCCCAGTCCCGGTGTGGAACGCAGACCGGGTGCACCACTGGGCGGCACCCTTGCGGAGGGTCGACGGATGAAGTTGCGCATCAACCATGCCGGGATGCGGCAGATCCTCACCAGCGAGGCCGCGCCCGTGGCGGCCCGGATCGCTGACCGCGTCGCGGCCTCCGCCGAGGCGCTGGCCGGATCCGTCGACGGTGAACCAGTCCAGGCGACCCGGCACGACGAGATCGGGAGGTCCCGGGCCCGCTCATCAGTGATCCTGACCCACCCGACCGACGCCGGCCGCCGTGCTGGACGTGACGCGGCCACCGCCGCGGTGCAGATCGCCGGTGAAGCATGACCCGGCAGTGGTTCGAAGCGACAGCGGTGGTCACTACCTGGCTGACCGCCGTGCAGGACCTTCCCGTGCGCTGGGCGGTGCCGGACCCCCGCCCGAACGCGTTCATCGTGGTGCGCCGGGCCGGATCCGGTGAACCGTCATCCTGGCAGGACATCGCCCAGATGGACATCGAGTGCTGGTCCGGCGGTCCGCACTCCAACCCGAAACCGGCCAGTGACCTCGCTGCGACTGTCCGCGGGCTGCTCGACGCCATGCCCGACGGGGACAACCCCGTGCGGGAGGTCACCGTCACCGGGGTGGCGTTCTCCCCCGACCCTGTCTCCCGATGCCCACGTGTGGTGATCGGGTGTCAGGTGCAGCTGCGCGCTGCAGCCTGACAGGTCCAGACCGGACCCAGCCACCACCACTACCCCCTTCGATTGAGAGGACCTCAGCATGACTGCTGAAACGATCCATTCCGGTTCCGGTCGGGCTTTCCTGGCTCCCTTCGGCACCGCCCTGCCTGACAGCACCGCTGACATGGCTGCCCTGCCGGTCGCGTTCATCGACCTTGGCGAGGTCAACGAGGACGGCCTCGAGCATGTGTTCTCAGTGGGCAAGGAGATCATCAAGAACTGGGAAGGTGTCCCGGTCAAGATCGTGTCGACGTCCAGCGAGACCACGTTCAAGCTGACGTTCCTGGAGACGAACGCCGAAGTGTTGAAGGCGTTCTACGGTGCCGACATCGAGGACGACGGCGGCACCGGATCGAAGATCGAGATCGGTGCACCCGCCGATGCCGACTACTGCATGGTCATCGCTGTGCAGGACAAGGGCACCCAGAAGCTGAAGGTCTACGCGTTGGAGCGGGTCCAGGTCGCTGACCGGGACTCCGTTAACGACAAACCTGGGCAGGCCGGCTACGGGATGACGTTCCAGGCGTTGAAGAACCCGACCAGCGGCAAGACCGGATACCTGCTCCTCGACGACGACCTGACCGGCGCCTGAGCGGATCCCCTGAACAGCGGGCCGGGAACAGTCGGGTGGCTCTGCGGCCCGGCCCGCTGACAGCACCATCACAGCCACCCACCCACCAGAAGGAAGCCACCCAATGCCCGAAGAACTGTCATCCGACGTCGTCAACGAGCTGATCACCGTCGGATCCGCGCCCAGCCCTGACCCCGTCGACGTCGGCGGGATCAAAGTGTCCGGTTCGGCTGCTGCTGCGCTCGGCCGGAAACCAGCGGTCAGCGACGAGATGCGCGCCCTCATGGAAGAACGCGCCTCCAGCCCGCTGACGATCGACTGGTACGGGCTGAAGCTGCACATCGAACCGCAGATCAAGTGGGGCATGCGGGCGGCCCTGGCCGAACGCCGCGGCGACGACCTCGGCATGCTCATCGCCGTGTTCGGTGAAGACCAGCTAATCGCCATGACCGAGGCCGAACACTTCACCCCGGCCGCGCTCGAAGAGCTGATGCTGGCCATCCAGCAGTACTACGACCCGTCGGGAAAATAGCCCGCACCGTCGCCCTGCTCGTCGACGAGCAGTGGGACCAGGCCGAGGCCGACCTGCAGCAGTACTACGGGGTCGACCTGTGCGGGCTGATCACCGGGCAGTTGAGTATGCGCCGGGCGGCGGTGCTGCTCGAACAACTGCCCCCGGACTCCCGCTGGTGGACAGCGATCCGCCGTCGGCCCGAAGCCAAACCGGGCGGCGACCTGGACGCGGTCCGGTGGGGAACCACCCACGAACTACTCGCAGGTGTCATCGACGCCTGCCATGACATCGCCTGGACCGTCGCACAGGTCAACAGCACCAAGGACGTCCCGAAGACGAAACCGTATCCGCGGCCTCGGGTCGGACGGCCTGAACAGGCAGTTGCGATGACCGACAAGAACCGCGCCCAGGTCGAGGCGTGGGCCGAATCGTTGAGACGACGCAAGAGGGAGGTGGCAGGCGATGGCGATTGAAGTCGCAACCGGATATGTGTCCATCGTCCCATCCACCGCTGGCTTCGCTCGGCAACTCGACAAAGACCTGGGCAACGCTGCCGCCGACGCCGGCGACAAGTCCGGCAAGAAGTTCGCCGGCGGAATGGCCTCCCACATCAAGGGGATCGCGGTCGGGTTCGCCGGTGCGTTTGCCGCGACCAAGGGCATCCAGTTCTTCCAGGACTCCATCCAGGAGGCCTCCGACCTGAACGAGTCCTTGAACGCGGTCAAGGTCACCTACGGCAAGAACGCCGAGGCGGTCAACCGGCTCGGGGAGGAAGCGGCCCGGTCCCTGGGCCTGTCCAAGACCGAGTTCAACGCCCTGTCCGTGCGGTTCTCCAACTTCGCCACCACCGTGGCAGGCAACGGCGGGGACGTCGTCGGCACTCTCGACGACCTGACCACCCGCGCATCGGACTTCGCGTCGGTGATGAACCTCGACGTCAAAGAGGCCGCGGAGCTGTTCCAGTCTGGTCTGGCTGGTGAAACCGAACCTTTACGCGCGTACGGCATCGATCTGTCCGCGGCTGCTGTCGGTAACCATGCTGTCGCCACCGGGATCGCCGAGTCGGCCAACGAAATGACCGAGGCGCAGAAAGTCCAGGCCCGGTACTCGCTGCTCATGAAGAGCACAGCCAAGACGGCCGGCGACTTCGCGAACACCTCCGACTCCCTGGCCAACCGGCAAAGGATCGTCAAGGCCGAGATGGCCAACGCCAAGGCCGAGATCGGCACCGCTCTGATGCCGGCCATGGAAGGCCTGGCGCGGCTCACACAAACGCAACTGGTCCCCGCTGTGCGCACCTTTGGACAGTGGATGTCCACCACCGGGGTGCCGAAGTTGCAGCAGCTCGGCGGCTGGGTGCGCGACAACGGGTCCTGGCTGGGCAAACTCGCGATCGCGGTCGGTGGGGCTGTCGTGGCGTGGAAGGCCTACCAGGGTGTGACCGCCGCGATCAGCTTCGCCCGCACCGCGATCAGCATCGGCGCGCAGACAACCGCCTGGATCGCGAACACGGCCTCAGTCGTGGCGAACCGGATCGCCCTTGTCGCTTCCAGAGTCGCGATGTTCGCCGTGCGCAGTGCTGTAATGGCGTGGACCGCGGCGCAGTGGGCGCTCAACGTGGCCCTGAACGCGAACCCCATCGGCATCGTGGTCATGGCGATCGCCGCGCTGGTCGCGATTGTGGTGCTTCTATGGACCAAGAACGAGGGCTTCCGTAACTTCATCATCGGCGCTTGGCAAAAGATCAAGGCTGTCGCCGAGGTTGTCTGGGAGGGCATCAAGAAGGTCATCGAGGTCGTGTGGAAGGCGATCTCCTGGTACGTCCGCACGTACATCAAGGTGGTCCGCACCGTCATCGAGACCGTGTGGAACTGGATCCGGACCGCCAGCGAGACCGTGTGGGGAGCCATCCAGAAGGCTGTCGAAGTCGTGTGGAAGGCGATCTCGTGGTACGTCCGCACGTACATCGAGGTGGTCCGCACCGTCATCGAGACCGTGTGGAACTGGCTGAAGACCGCGACCCAGGCCGCCTGGAATGTCATCCGAGACGCGATCATCAACCCCATCCAGACCGCATGGAACCGGGCCCGCGAGATCGTACAGACGATGCGCACGCGGCTCAGCGAGATATGGGCTGCGATCCGTGACCGGGCCTCCGAAGCGTGGCAGAACATCAAGTCCGCCATCGTCACCCCCATCAGCAACCTGTGGTCACGGCTGTCTGAACTACTCACCGGAGAACAAGGCCTGGCCGGGAAGCTGGCCAATGTCTGGACCAACATCAAGAACACAGCATCGACCGCGTGGGAGGCCGTCAAGAAGGCCATCACCGGGCCCATCAGTGAGGCGTGGGAACGCCTCAAGGAGATCCTCGGGGTCGGTGATTATGACGGGCTGATCGACCGGATCAGTGGCGTCTGGGACACGGTCTCCAGTAAGGCCTCCGACGCGTGGAACGGCATCGTCGGGGTGATCAAGAAGCCCATCGAAGAGCTGGTCACCTGGATCGAGGACATGTTCGGCAAGATCGGCGGGTTCGTCAAGTCAGTCAAGGACCTGTTCGGCGGCGGCGGGGGAGGCTACGGAGGGCTGAACCCCGGCTCCCTGATCCCCAAGGTCGTCACCCCATCCAACGGCGGGACCGGCGCGGGCATGACCTCCTGGACTTCCGGGGCTGGCAACGTCGGGGCTGCGTTCCGCGCCTACAACCCGGGCATCTGGTCCTGGGACGGCGGGTACCACAACGGACAGGACATCGGCGCACCAGCCGGCACCCCGGTCGTATCCCAGCGGGTCGGTGTCGTCACCCAGGCAGGGTGGGGAGGCTGGGCAGGCAACACCGTCATCATGCGGATGCCCAACGGTGTCAGCCTGCAGTTCGCGCACCTGTCAAGCATCGGGGCCCGCGTCGGTCAACTCCTCCGCCCGGGCAGCCTCATCGGCCGCGTCGGATCCACCGGCAACAGCTCCGGCCCGCACCTGCACATCTCCGCCTACCAGGGCGCGGCCACGATCAACCCGGTGCCGTACCTGGCACGCGGCGGTATCGTTCCCGCGATGCCGGGCGGCCGCCTTGCCGTCATCGGTGAGGCGGGCCGTGACGAGGCCGTCATCCCGCTGCCCCCGCAATGGCGCAGCGCTGGGCTGGCCGACCTGCTGTCCGGGGCTTCCGGCGGATCCGCGGGAGTCACGAACTACTGGCAGGTCGACGCCACCACCGTGCCGACCGTGGACGCCGTGATGAACGCCTGGTCCCGGTGGGAAGCCCTGCAGGGAGTGTGAACCGATGCCGCTGATCGTTCCCTGGCCAGTCGGCCCGCAGCCGACCCGTGACCGTGGCAGCATGCCGACCCTCACCCTGCACAAGGCCTCCGTGGTGTGGCCGCTGACCGAACCCAACGGGTGGACGGTCCTGCCCGGGGTGCAGGGCCTGGACGACCCGCCGCGCGCCCTGGTCGAGGTGGAACCAGCGACCGGGGACGGGTCGATCATCACCGACGCCCGGTACGCCCCCCGAGAGGTGTTCCTGCCGCTGCACTACACCGCACCGGACACCCCGACCCTGCGCGCCACAATGCGCCAGCTGGCGACCCTGCTGGACTTCAAGACCGGGCTGCCCGTCACGTTGGAGGTTGCGCACGCCGACGGCACACGCCGCTACATCAACGGGCTCGCCTCCCAGCCGTATGCCTCAGGTCTGCCCCAGGCCGAAGGCGCCCTGCACCGCACCATCGGCCTGACCCTGCGCTGCCCCGACCCGTTCTTCTACGAGCGGGAGACCAGCGCCGGGTGGACGCTCGGCGGGGACAGCGTGCCATTCCTGGGTGACCCGTTCCTGCCCATCGGCCTGGACAACTCCCAGGTGCTCGGCGCGGCCGTCATCGCCAACGACGGCGACGCCCACGCCTACCCGATCTGGACGTTGACCGGTCCGTGCGATCAGGTCACCGTCACCACCGGCGCCACCACCTGGACCGTCCCCGACGGGCTGACCGACACCGAGACGCTGGTCATCAACGCCCGCCGCGGGGTGAAGACCTGTGAGATCAACGGGGTGTCGGCCTGGGGCAGGCTGTCCCCCGGATCTGTCATCTCGACCTTGGCCCCCGGAGACAACCTCCTCGACGTCGAAGCGGTCGCCGCGACCGCAGACACCACGATCACCGTCGCCTGGGCTGAGAGGTGGCTGACCGCATGGTGAGCGACGTCGCCTGGCGCGTCGAGGTGTACACCGGCGACTTCGACCTGGCCGGGCAGTGCGACGCCTACACACAACTGTCGATCAACCTCAAGCACCGGCAGGCCGGCGGCTGGACCCTGAGCATGCCCGCGACACACCCCCAAGCGGACCTGTTCACCTCCGGGTCACGTGTCAGCGTGTGGGCGCCCTGGTCGACCGCCTGGCCGGTGCTGTCCGGCCCGGTCACCACCCTGTCCACGGACACCCCAGACGCCAGCAAACCGGCGGTGCTCACCGTCACCGGCGTCGACGACACCGCGCTACTCGCCGACCGCATCGTCCTGCCAGACCCCACCTCCGGCATGGACGATCAGGGAGCCGACTCGTACTGGACGTTCACCGGCACGGCGGAGGCCGCCATCCGCACCGTCGTCGGGGCGAACGCCGGCGGGAACGCCCTGCCCGGCCGGCGGATCTGCGACCACGACCCGTACAGCCGCCTGGCCGGGACCACGATCGGAACCGCCCGCAACGTCCGGGCCAGGTTCGACAACCTGCTCGGCCTGGTCGACTCCCTGGCAACGATCGACAACCTCGCCGTCACCGTGTACCAGCCGCCCCGGATCCGGGACCTGCACCTGGCCGTGGCGGCGACCGTCGACCGGTCGGATGCGGTGCTGCTGTCGTTCGGTGTGGGAACCCTGAAAGCGGCGACCGCGTCGCTGGCCGCACCGACCGCCACCCACGTCCTCGTCGCCGGTGGCGGTGAGGGTCAGGACCGGGCCCTGGTCGAACGCGCCGACCCCGCCCTGGCCGCGGCCTGGTCGCGGCGCATCGAGGCCGTGCGTGACGCCAGAGACACCACAGACCCCGTGGAGATGGCCGAACGCGGCGACGAAACCCTGGCCGAGGCCGCCGCGACCGCAGGTCTGTCCCTGGACCCGGTCGACCTGCCCGGACAGGAGTTCGGGGTGCACTACAGCCTCGGTGACACCGTGCGGGTGCAGCTGGCCGGTGACACCTGGACCGATGTCGTGTCGGCCGTGCAGATCGACGTGACCGCGTCCGGCGGGGCTGTGGTCCGCCCGTCCGTGGGCAACCCGGACACCGCCGACGTGCGCACCCCGGCGATCTACCGGCGGGTCCGGGACCTGATCCGCCGCATGGAACAACTGGAGAGAAGGCTCTGATGGCGCAGACGAGTTGGCCGTTCTACAACCCCAGCACCGGCGGCACACCCGTCTACGAGGATCAGTGGTCCCGCATGGCTCGGCAGTGGGCCGCGACCGGTGTGGTCGGCTACCCCAACGACACCGGGCTGCAGGTGTACGCCAACGGGTCCGGACGCGAGGTGCACGTCCGGACCGGGCTTGCGTGCGTCCGGGGGCACTGGTTCCGTTCCGACGCCCAGGAGACGCTGGCGATCGCCGCGAACACCTCCGGTAACTGGCGGGTGGACCGGGTCGTTGTGCGGCTGGACCCGTCGGCGGACGGCGCGACACTGGCAGTGCTGACCGGCACGCCTGGCCCGCTCGCTGCCACACCGGCGCTGACTGTCACAGACACCGGCGTGTACGAGCTGACGCTGGCCCGGGTGACCGTGGCCAGCGGGGCGGTGTCCATCACTGCCGGCAACGTCGTGGACGAACGGGTTCACGTTGCCCCACCGACAGTGCTCGGCATGTCAGACCGGCTGCCGCAGGACAGAGCCCCTGGACAGCGGATCTTCCAGGCGGACACCGCCCGTGACTTCATCTGGGACGGCTCCCAGCTGATCGACCCCGCAGACGCGAGTGTGTGGGCAGCGTTCGGCCCGTGGGACGTCACACCGCTGGCCATGCAGAACTCCGACGTGACTGCGGCGATCTCCGGCGCCACCCAGTACTACCGGGTCAAGCGGGTGGGCAACACCTGCCTGATCCGGGGCTCCATCGTCGCCAACTCGGGCATGACCTATCTGGGGCTGTCCCCACGCCAATGGATCCTGCCCCTGCCCCACTTCGGCGCCGAGTACATTCAGGCCCCTGTGGGCCGCTGGCGCAGCTACTCGGCAGGCAACACCAACGGCATCCAGGGCCTGTCCGGTGATGTCCTGTTGTACGGGTCGGGCCACCTGCAGTTCGTCTACGCGCACGCCCATCCGACAGTGGCACGAGGTCAGGATCGCTTCCTCGTGGGCAACCCCGGCGCTGCGGACTGGTCTGGCGGCATCATCCGGCCGGCCACCGGGGACATCGCATTCGGCTTCCAGGCCATCTACGAGATCGCCGAAGGGCACTGAGAACAGTGCGCTACCTGTACGGCTGCACCGCCGCCGACGTCACCACTCTCGATAACGGCCGGGTGTACCCGCTGCGCGCCGGGTTGACCTGCTGGTACTCGTTCCAGGGCCCCGACCGTTGCACCGACCTGACCGACCTGGCCGGCGACCCGGTCGGCGCCCTCACCTCTGATGCATTCGGGGCGGTGGCGTTCTACGGCCCCGACGGGTACGCCGGGCCTCTGTGGCTGGACCTGGGCAGGGGAGCCCGGGTCCTGGTCCGACCGGTCGACCCGGGCGACTCCCGCCCGGCACCCATGCCGATCACCTGGAAGTCGGCGAACATCTCCGCGTGGAACATCGGCGAGTACGCCGACGACGAAGCGATCCTGGCGCAGGTGCAGGCCCTGGGCGTCAACGTGGTCACCGTCCCGGTGCAGGTCGCCGCCGATGACATCTACGACTCCACCCCCACGATCAACGAGGCGTCCATGGACCGGGCCCTCGAGGTCGCCGCCCTGCTTACAGACGGGGTGCAGATCATCGCCGAACCGTACCCGTGGGTGGACGACGGCAACCAGTCCGAAACCCTGTGGGAACCGTTCAACGTCGCCACATGGTTCACCAACTGGGGTGCTGCCTGCGTCGAGGTCGCAGAGGCGTTCCCCCAGGCCGCCATGGTCTATCTGGGGGCCAACCTCGTCTCCCTGGAAGCCGGCCACGACGCCGCCTGGGCCGCGCTGGCAGCATCCGTGCGGGCAGTCACCGACGCGGCTCTCAGCTACCGCTGCAACTGGTGGTACGAGCCGACCCGCCGAGACGCCCTGGCCGCATGGCCGTTCCTGTCCCAACTCGACATCATCAGCGTCGCCGCCTACTTCGAACTCACTCCCTCCCGATCCCCCGACTACACCGAAGTGCGTCAGGCTCTGCACGCCACCAGCGTGTTCGACCGGCGCCAGAACGTCGTCGCGGACCTGCAACTACTGTCCGAGGCGCACGACCGGCCGGTCTTCCTCGGCGAGCTGAACTGCGGGCGCTGCGAGTTTGCCCTGTCCGCCCCCTGGAACCCGCTGGTCACAGCTCAGCCCGACGCCGTGGTCCAAGCCCACCTGTTCCGGGCCTACACCGAAGTTCTGGCCCCACACGACTGGTTCCACGGGTTCAGCGTGTTCAACATCGGCGACTTCGACGACAGCCAATACCGGCTCACACCGGCCGCCACCGACTACATCGCATCCATCCCTGTGAGAGGACAGCAATGAGCCGCAGACTGTACGGCTGCACCGCCGCCGACGTGACCACCCTGCAAAGCGGCCGGGTGGTCCCCTTCTCCGGGGACCACACCGTCTGGTACGACCGGGAGAACGGCACCCGCGCCCTGGACCTGACCGACGTGGACGGCACCGGCGTTCAGGTGGTCACCTCCGACGCTGCCGGGCAGGTGGCCTTCTACGCACCCCCCGGCTACGAGGGCCCCCTGTGGCTGGACCCCGGCGACGGACGGGCCCGGGTCCTGGTCCGGCCGGTGGACATCATGGGCCAGTCTGCATACGAGGCGGCCGTCGAGGACGGCTTCGAAGGGACCGTGCAGGAATGGTTGGAGTCACTGCACGCCGCCGAACCGAACATCACCACCAGCGCGACGGCTGTGGCCCCGGGCGGCTCCCCGTCGGCCACCCTCAGCGGCGAATACCCGGATCTGCACATCGACTTCAAGTTGGTGACTGGGCAGACCGGCGCCACCGGTCCCGCAATCGGCGCGCTGCTCACGGCTAAGGGGGACCTGGCGGGTCGTGACAGTTCGGGGGCTGTCCGTGTGCCGGTGGGGGCTGACGGGCAGGTGTTGCAGGCCGACTCGACCGCCGCTGCTGGCGTGGCGTGGAAGGCCGGTGCGTGGACCGCCAAGACCACCAACTACGCGATCGCGTCGGCGGACAGCGTCGTCGCGGTCGACACGAGTTCGGGTGAGGTGACGTTGACCCTGCCTGCCGCGGCTGGCCTGACGGGGAAAACGCTCCTGATCGTCAAGACTGGTGGGGCGGGTCTACTGACAGTCACACGCTCCGGCAGTGACACGATCATCCCGAGCAGCGGTTCCCGGACGAGTGTCCAGTTCCCTGCCGCCACGCACGGCGAGATGGTGGTGGCGTCTTCGGGCACCTCATGGCGTGTGGTTAGTGGCACGGCAAGCGACGAGACTGTGGGTCGGCGCAAGTGGGAATGGTCCGGGGCGCTGGCCGGATCTGGCACAGCCGCCTTGACCGGGTGGGATCTCACCAGATCCGACACCGGACAGCGGGACATGCGTACCGTGACGATGGAAAACGGCTGGGCCGTATCCGGTACGGATATGCGCCTACGCCGCATCGGGAACGTGGTGTTCTTCCGGGGCACGCCGGACGCCGCCGCCGCAACGTCTGACACGTTCTACACGCTGCCGTCAGGGTTCCGCCCACCCAGCAGCGCGATCTTCGGCACAGCCACAGTGGCGACGACCGCAGGTGCGACACGATTGCTGGAGATCGGCTCTAACGGGGTCTGCAAAATCTACAGCCGCAGCACCACACCGCATTGGTTCAGTATCACCTTCGACACCAACGATGCATGGCCGTCGTCGCTGCCCGGTCCTGCCAGCGGCTCGATCCCGACAGGAGTATGACCATGACAGGAGACACGATGACTGTGCCCAGCCCCGAAGACATCACCGCGATCACGATCCCGCTAGAGGAACGTGCCGTCATCCTGCGCCTATGGGGAAGCCCGCAGGCCTTCGCCGAGTGGCAGGCCGACGCTTTGCGTTCCGAGGTCGAACGCCGCGCCGCCGCTGAGGCCGCACCACTAGCCGCCCAGGTGGTCGAAGCCGAGGTACAGGGCGTACGTGACCAGATCCCGAGCCTGTTCGAGCAGTGAACCACCACCGGCACCGCTACACCCCGCTGGGCGAACGGATCGGCCAGGTCGCCGACGTCGTCGCCTACTGGCTGCTCGGTCTACCACCCCGCCCGCCGGGCTGGAAGTCGAACGGGCGGATGCTGCGGATCCGGGTGTTCGGCCGGCCGATCCAGCCAGTCGCGTTCGGAGTCAGCCTCTACACGGCGATCCTGGCGTTCGCGATCCTCACCGACTCCGCGCTCGGGCAGCTGCTCGACGGGCCGATCGGTGAAGCCGTCGGGGTGGTGTGCGCCGCCGCGACCGCCGCGCTGTGGTTCGGCTGGTGGGCCCGCCGCCGTGACTGGCTGCAACGCGGACTGGCCTGGGCCACCGCAGGGATCGTCGCCACGACCATCACCGTGGTGATCGATGTCGGCTGGTCCAGCGTGTCGGCGTGGCTGTCCACCCCGGTCGCGGTGATCGCGTTCGGGTCGTGGCTGCTGGAACGCGACGACCCCGGCTTTCTGGAGCGGGACTGGTGAGTGCCGAGTTCTGGGGGGCCCTCGGCGGACTAGCCGTCTACGCCGGGATGAAAGCGATCGACCGGCTGTTCCGTGTCGTGGACCACGTCCTCGACGAACGACTCGACAACGACCAGGAGGACACCGATGAACCCGACCCGTGAACCGCTGACCAAGGAAGCCGTGGTGGCCGGAGCGATCACCGTGGTCGTGCAGCTGCTGCTGCTCGTCGGGGTGTCCGACGACTGGGCCAAATGGGCAGGGTCCGCGCTGACCGTGGGCGTCCTGGCCTGGACCGTGTGGCGGGTCCGCCCCCAGGTGACTCCGGTGGCCGACCCCCGCGACGACAACGGCACCCCCCTGATCCCCGCCACCAGCAAGGAGAACCCGGCATGACCAATCCCGTCCCCGGTTACACCATCACCACCCCGTTCGGGAAGCCCGGATCGTGGGCCGCCGGGAAACACACCGGCGTCGACCTCGGAGCACCAGCCGGAACCCCGGTCGTGGCCGCGGCCCCCGGCCGGGTCATCCACGCCGGCTGGGGAGGCTGGGGCAACGCCTACGGCCTGCATGTCATCGTCGCCACCGACGACGGCTACCAGGACGGCTACATGCACCTGTCCAGCGAAGCCGTGCAGGTCGGGCAGCGGGTCAAACCCGGGCAGCGGATCGGCAAGGTCGGATCCACCGGCAACAGCACCGGCCCGCACCTGCACTACGAACGCCGCAAAGCGCCGTTCGGCTACTACAACTTCGTCGACCCGACCAGCGTCGTCGAGGACAACAAGATTCACATCTGGCTCGGCAAGCTCGAGCCCGGCGTCAAGGACTCCGACAGCGTCCGGGAGATGCAGAAGGTCCTCGACTCCCGCGACAAGCTGGAATGCCCCCGCACCGGCAACTACGGCCGAGCCACCCAGGACTGCGTCGCGCTGTGGCAGCAACGCCACGGCTTCAAACCCACCGGCGACCTCGGCCCGAAGCAGGCCCCCGAACTGTTCAAGTCGAAACGCTACGTGCTGCACAAGGGAAAGGGCTGACAGCCGATGAGTGACCACACCCCCGTCCCGGACACCTCCGAACCGTGGGCCGACGGAGGGGACCCCGAGATCGTCGACGATGACCTCGACCCCACCATCGACCTGACCGGCCTGCCGCCGGTGTTCAACACCCACCCGGAAGGCTGACCCATGGCAACCCTGATCAACGCGAAAGGCCGGCGGGTGTCCGACAACCCGCACCGCCGCGACCAGGTCAACACCGCGATCGGCAAACTGCGGGCCTGGCACGACAAGCAGTTGCTGCGCTGCCCCGAGCACAACACCGTGTTCAAGGGCATGTGCCTGCACGCCGCGGTTTGCGCCTACGGCCGCCGCGACTCCGTGCCGTACGGATCGGTGCAGGAACTGTGGGCCGCGAACCGGGCGCTGATGAACACCGGCCGGCAGATGTGGAACCCCCCACGCGGCGCGTTCTGCATCTACCGCGACGACAACCCCCACGACCAGTACAACCGGCACGGGCACGTCATCGTGTCCAACGGCCGCGGAAAAGGCTGGGGAGTTGACCGGCCCGAAGACCGCCGGGTAGGCCTGGTTCCCATCAAGGACCCTGTCGAACACTGGGGCATGATCTACGCTGGCTGGATCTGGCCCTGGGAACTGTGGCGCTTGTAACAAAGTTCCCACCGCAGCACCCACAGAACCGCCCCCGCCCTCTCATCTCGAGGAGCGGGGGCGGGGTTTCCTCATGTCCCTTCGGGAGTCACCGCTCACCCAACGCGCACAGTTCCGCCTCACGAGCACCGTCGTCGCTCATTGACACCTTGAACGCGGTATCCGGGCCGTACGGCCACGGGGTGAAGTCATTGGCGTCATCGTTCACGGCAAGCACGAGGCCGTCGAACGCCGTGTCCGGGCTCGACGGGTTGCCGTTCACAGAGAACACCGGCCAGGTATTGAGATACCGGGCGCCCACGAACCACACCTTCTTGTAGTCGTCGGAGCGAACCGCCCACCCGTCCGTCAGCTTGATGCCGCTGCCCAGCTCCTTCAGGACCGACTGCGGTACCTTCGTGCACCGTGACTCGTCCTCCACCTCGTCGACAGCCGCGGGGGCCTGCTGGGCGGTGTCTGAGCTCGTGGTGCTGTCAGTTGTCGTCTCATCGGTTGACGTCAGTGACGACGCGATCGCGAACATTGCCGCAGCACCCCCGACCACGCCCAGCACGATGAACGCTTTACGTGCGCCGCGGTTACGCAGCTCCTGGGCCTGCTCGTAGTTCACTGCCATGGCCTTTGCCCGGTGATCGGTCCACTGTTGACCGTCCCAGTAGCGCTGCTTGGCTGGGTCGTCCGGATCCGGGTACCACCCCGCGGCTGGCTGCTGACCACTCATGCTGAATCTCCCCGTCTGTCGTGCTGCTGCTCGTATCTAGCCGTCTTGTTGCCCTAGTAGCTCGAGCACGTCAGTGTCTGCGTCTGCCGCAGAACCGCGGCGTCAGACACCGAGAAGTACGACACCGTGTAAGGCGTGGCCGGCACCGGTGTGACCACCTTTACTGTCTTCCACTTCCACCTCGGCAACCCCAGCCGCTTCGCCCGCTTCACGTTCTTCACCCGGACCTTCTTGCGCTTGTAGGTTGTCGACGTAGACGCTTTCTCCATAGAGAAGTCCACGTCGACGGTCGGCGTCGATGTCATGTCGAACCAGTGCAGGAGGGTCACATTCCCCGTCCACCGCACTGTCTGTGACGCCGAGGATGTGTACTCGCTGGCGCTACGCACCGCGCCCGGTGACCCGAACAACGACTGCACCTGCTCAAGAGTCATGCCCTTGCGCAACTGGTCTACCTCCACGGCCGTCGCTAACCCAGGGTCTGCGGCGACCACATACCGATCGCAGGTCACGGCCGACGCCGGCGAGAGCCCAGACATACCTACCGCCAGCGCGACCCCCGCCACCGCAATCACTCTCACCATTTTCCCCGTCTCCTCCCGTTCCCCGTCGTACCTCAAGGGTACGCTGGTAACCGTCCCCGCTTCGCGTTGTCTCCCCCGTCGACGCCGGAGCGGGGATGTTGCGTTGTTTCAGGCGGCCGGCAGCCGCCCGTCCTCGTCCAGGAAACGCACGTGCCCCTCCGCGTCCGTCAGGCCCGCGATCCACGCATCGCGCTCGGCGGTGCCCTGCCGGTACGGCCACGGTTCGTGGATCTTGCTGCCGTCGCGCAACTGCACGAGCCTGTCACGGAATCCACGCTTGTAGGCATCGCTGCGCGGGTTGCTGGTTGTGAACCTTGCCTCGTAGACCTGGTCGATGTCAAGGTGTGGGTAGCGCTTCATGGTCATGGTCCTTTCTCGGGCTAGGCGACGTCGGGTAGTGCTTCGAGGGCGTCGTGGATCTGGGTGGTGCTGACCTGGGTGTAGATCTGGGTGGTCTGCAGGTTGGCGTGGCGCAGGCTGCGCTGCACGACGCGCAGGTTCGCGCCGGCGCTGAGCAGTTCGGTGGCGTGCCAGTGCCTGAGGCAATGCGGAGTGGCTTGGATGCCGCACCGCTGCATGTGGTCGCTGATCACACGTGACACGTTGCCTCCGGTGACCGGCCCCGGGAGGCTGTACGACGGGAACCACCAGCCCTGCGGGGCCGTCTCGGCATACTCGGCGACCAGGTGATGCACAGGTAGCCGACAGTCGGTGCCGCCTTTGCCGTCGACTCTGATGGTCCCGGCACTCAGATCGACGTCGCTGCTGTGCACGCGCGCGATCTCTGAGACCCGCAGTCCCTGGTAGGCGCCCAGCAGCAGGTAGCCGCGTAGCCTGCGCCGCCGCGCCCTGGACAGCAGGGTGCGCAGCTGCTCGGTCGTGATCGGCCGGGGCTCCCCGCGCGGAACCTTGATTGACATCAGGTCAGAGGTGGGGTTGTCCTCACGCAGGCCACGCTGATGCATCCACTTGAACAGTGCCCGCAGCGCGTCTTGATAGTCGCGGCGGGAAGCCGGAGCGAGGTGACCCATCGTGGCCAGCCACGCCTCGACGTCGTACACGTCGGCGGTCAACGGATCGAGACCACTGGCCTGCACCACACGCAGACGCTCGTGGATGGTGCGGGGGCTGCGACCGGCAGCGCGCATCGCGTTGGTCCACATCGTCAGAATCGCTTCCCCGTCCATGGCATAACCATTCCCATCACCGGCTCAGCGCCACACGTGAGAATGATCGCCGCCCACCGGTTGCGATCAAGGTCTGCAGGGCACTCGCATCGGCGGCCGCAAGTGCAGACAAGGGATTAAAAAGTCCGCAGCTCTGCCAATTGAGCTATAGGGGCTGTCTCCCCTACGCTACCGCCCTGAAAGGGCGCGGAATATGCAGGCTGGCTGAACAGGGCTACGACGGGCATGTCGAACTTCTCGGCGAGGATGTCGAGTTCGTCCAACGTGAACGGGGTCTTGTTCGTAAGACGCTCGCTCGCGGACGCCTGGCTGATCCCCAACCACTCGGCCATCTGCTTCTGGGTGATGCGACGCCTCCCGATCTCGGCGTTCACGTTACTGACGACGATTGAGCGCGTGCGGCTTGGCTGGTGTTTCATACGTCCACAGTAGTGCATATTCGGCTCATCCGAACCTAATCTAGTCCGAACGTACTATCTTTGTGCCCGAATTGGTCGTTTCAAGCGCAGTATCTTCGGTTCATCCGATACGACTATGGACATGTCAACATCAACACGCCTCAGCCGGTCGGAGGTTGTAGCGGCCAACATCCGGGCAGAGCTCGGTCGACGACGTACAACTCAGCGCGCCCTGGCTACGGCGCTAGGGATGTCCCCCGCCGCGATGAGCGACCGGCTGTCAGGGAAGACACCGATCGATGTGAACGAACTCGAAGCCATCGCGGCACAGCTGGCCGTGTCTCCTGAGCACCTCCTACGAGAAGTGGACGCGTCGTGACTGCGATCGCGGATCCGTACCGCTTCATGGAGTGCTCGTCCTGCCGCCGCGGTCATCACGACCGGTGTCGCGGTGGACGCTGCGAGTGTGCCTGCGGGGGTCTGGCATGAACCGCCACCCGTTGACCACCCCGACCGGCCCCGACGAGAAGCCACACCTGGTCGGCGTGATGTGCAAGTGCGGAACGGTGTGGCTGACTACCTACACCGTGGCCATGACTGCTGAAGGCCGCGAGCACTCCCGTACCGGCTGCCCCCGCCTCCCGGGGAGCCCGGTATGACGTCCCAGATCTCGCATGAGTGCCGCGACCCGTTCAAGCATCCGTCCTGCAACGACCCGGGCTGCCAGTGCACCTGCCACGAGCAGAACCGCCGCGAAGAGATGTGTCGCCTGGCCGACCGTGCCTGCTTCGAGGCCGGGCAGGCGCGCCGTTCCGGGCAGGCCATGGCCTTTGCCTGCACCGCCCTGCTGGTCGTCGCCGGTGTGGCCTGGGCAGCCGACAACACGGTGCTGCTGATGTGCCTGCTGCTGGTCGGGGTGCTGCTGCTGATCGCCGCGGTCTCAGAGTTCGATGACGCGGACAACTGGGACGTGCAGGCACGCATCCTGCAGGACCAGCTCGACAGGAACACGACCGTGAACGAGGCGATGTGATCGCCATGCCGAAGGAACAGAGCACTGTGTGCCTGCACGGGATGCACCTTTCCTGCACCTGGCCGGGCTGCGAATGCCTGTGCCACGGCGGGAAGACCCTGGCCGAGGACCCGCAGTTCCTGGGCCAGCGCGAGTGGCACGAACCCGACGCCCGGCCGACACCGGTGATCGTCGCGGACTGGTGCTTCTGCGGTGTCCACTGGATGACCGCCGGGCAGCCCGACCTGGTCGACAACGGCCGGTTGCACTCCCGGACCCGGTGCGGAGCCCCCGAGGCACCGCCCCCATAGACGGTCCCTGGCCGCAGAGCCCCCTACGTCCTGTCTCCCCCGTCAGGCAAGAGGGCACAGGCCACACCGATGGCAGCGCCCGCCTGCCGGACCAACGGGCACGGGAGGCGGGGTGAGGCCCACCCCCCAGGTTCCCCCGCCTCCCACCAGTCAAATGACCGTCAAATTAAAGGAGCCACCCATGGCTGGAATCACCGAAGACCCCGGACAGTTCGCGGACGACGTCATCTACGACGCCATCGCAGCATTCAACAGACGAGAAACGAAGACCAGCGACTCCGCGGCGCTGCTGTCCATCGCCGCCAGTCTGCGCCAAATGTGCCTGCAGAACGCCGCCGCCCTCGACGGCCGGGACCAGATCATCGCGCTCAGCGCCAAGGGTCTGGAGTACCTCGAACGTGCCGCGACACCTGCGGTGCCGATCACCGGCGAACTCGTCGCAGGCGGCTGCTACTGCCGGGAATACGCGGTGCCCGCCGACGACCTGCTGGAGAACGCGTTCGGCCTGATCTGCAACGTCGACGAGGGCGCGAACGTCCCCCGCGACTTCCCCAACCAGACCGTTGAATGGTTCGAGTCGGCCAAGAAGTTCGTCAGCGGCTACAACGCACTGATCGCCTACCGCTACAGCGGCAGCCACCTGCCGTTCAACACCTGGACCGCGAAGAAGCGAGCCGAACTTGACGCCATCGAGAAGCGGGCAGAGCTCGAGGAGGCCATTGCCCGCGACGAGATCGCCCGCCTCAAGGCAGCCGACGACCAGCATGCAGACCTCGACGCCTTCGCCGCGGAGGTCGACGAGCGGAGCGCCGACTGATGACCGCCCCCACTATCCACGGCCTGCCGGACCTGTCCGACCCCACCCCGGACACGACCATCACCGTGCAGATCCCACTGGACGCGTGGAAGGCCGCCACCTCGTGGATCACAGGATCCAAACCGGGCGGCAAGGACCACCCCATGGACCAGCTGTATGTGCGGTTCACCGACCACCCCCACCACTACACCGAGCAGTGGGACCGTGAGCACGTCGACGGCCAGGCGGCGGTCACCTTGCAGACCACCGACAAGTACCGCATGTCGTGGGCCACGATCAGCGACCTGGGAGACCCCGAAGACGACAACCGGCTGACCTACCTCCACGGCCAGGACGCCCCAGGCGCGGTCAGCGTCGACGCGACCGTCGCCCTGAAAGCGATGCGCGGATGGCCGACCATCGACAAGGAGCAGGTAGGTGTGCACGCCGTGCAGCTGCACTGGGACCACACCGACCGGCTGGTCACCCTGACCCTCACGAACGTCGAGACGTCCACCGACCTGGCCCAGTCGTTCCTGCCCCTGTTCGACGGGCTGCACGACTTCCCCCGATTCCCGCCGTACGCCCACGACGACCAGCTGCCCCACCCGGTCGGGGTGTTCGGGGTCTCACCGGGACTGCTCAAAGCGTTGACGGCCGCCGCCGTTGCCACCTGCCCCGACCGGCTACTCGGTGTGTACGGCCACCACGAACGAGCGATCCTGCTGACCTCCACCCCTCTGACCACCGCGTCGACGCTGGTCTACACCACCGCCTGCCTGGCCCCGGCCCGGCTCACCCCACCCGCAGAAACCCCCACCGACGACGACGTCAGCGACGAACAGCAGGAGGTGTGGCCCGATGCCTGACGTGAAGCACCTAGTCACCCTCGACACCACCAGCGCGGCCGCCGGAATCGTCACCCACGTGCAGGGTCGCTGCACCTGCGGCACCACCATCACTGCCGGCAGCCACCTCACGTTCGACCAGGCAGTCACCCACCACCTGCGCACTGTCGAACGCGAGGGCTGCAAGCAACGCCACCCCGCCTACGCCGACCTCCCCCAGGCGGCACAGTCATGACCGGCCTGCTGACCGCCGCCCGCCGGGGCCTGTGGCACGGCCTGGCCTGCATCGCC